CTTAAAAATCTGCCCGTGCATCTAACGGTTGGGGGGTAGGTCTGATTGCTTGACATTGTCGGCAAGTTGGACGCATGTACACAACATGCGTCGGCTGTGGCCTGCAACTGCTCCGTACTGGGAAGCGTGGCCCAAGCAAAAAGAAGTGCAAGAAATGCAAGGCTGTCGATGGGGTTCGCAGGAAACATGCCAACCGCGCCAAGAGCAAATCGCGTCATCGCCATGAATGCCAGAGATGTGGGATGGACTTTTGCTCTGAGAGGAAAGCTCGGAAGTTTTGTTGCGTGTCATGCTCGCGGTTGGCACGCCGAAAAAGCCTAACCGCCATATGTGCCAACGAGCGGTGCGGCAAACAGTTTGAAACCAAGCCAGGGCGTTTGGCGAAAGGCCATCGTTTCTGTTGCCGCGAGTGCTCGTATCACGAACCGCTGATCTGCCAGAACCCAGCGTGCGGCAAACAGTTCCGCATGAAGAACCGCACGAAAGATGGATGGAAAAATAAGGGCAAGTATTGCTGTCCTGAATGCTACCGCGATCACCGTTGGGGCGAGCGTCGCCCGCGATTAAAAAGAGGAGATTCCGTCAGGCGATCGGCTTCACGTTCGGCCCTTGCCACGTCGCTTCGCAAGCGCTGCAAGGTTTTCGGCGTCACATTTGACCCGGCCTGCACACGCGAGGCCGTGCTCAATCGGGATGGCTGGGTATGCCAGAAGTGCGGCAAGGTATGCAATAAAGAATATGTGCTGCATCCTGCGACTCGCACGCCTGACCTTCGTAATGCTGAGCACGACCACGTCTGGCCTCTGTCTGTACAGGGCAGTCCCGGCAATGTGTTTGAGAACTCGCAGTGTCTTTGTCGCAAATGCAACATGGCGAAAGGCGACACCGTAGAAGGCCAGCTGCGGCTGTGTCTTGAGGAGGAAGCATGGGGAAGAGGGGTCCGCGTCCGCAGCCAACTAAGCTCAAGATCATGCGCGGCAACCCCGGTTGCCGGCCGCTCAACAAAGCCGAGCCGCAACCGCCAACCGATGGCGTTGTGATGCCGACTCACTTGGGCGAGGTAGCCGCCGGCAAGTGGGCTGAGCTGCTGCCTTTGCTCCAGGCGGTGAAGGTGATGACGCGGGCCGACATCGAGGCGCTCGCTCGCTACTGCGACACCTACGAATGGTGGCTTGCCACGAGAGCGAAACTGAAAAAGGAAGGCGACACGTACCCGATCCTGAACGACAAGGGTGACGTGAAGTACATCGCACAGCGGCCCGAAGTCTCGATAGCCAACAAATTAGCGGCCCAGCTTCGCCAGTTAGAGAGCGACTTTGGCCTGTCGCCAGCGGCCAGAACGAGCCTCAAGGTTGAGCCGGATGCCAAGGAAGAAAGCGTCCTATCAAAGTTCCTTGCCCGCCGCCAGAAGGCGTGAGTGGGTAGAGGGCTTTTCGTACGACCCAACAGACCCTGATCTCGTCATCGACTTCCTTGAGAGTGTCTGCGTCCACACCAAGGACGGGGCCACGGCAAAGGCTGGCGATCCGATCCAGTTGCTGGACTGGCACAAAGACGAAGTGATCCGGCCGCTTTACGGATGGAAAGATAAGGACAGCCGGCGGCGGTATCGTGTGGCCTACTTCGAAGTTCCTAAGAAGAATGCCAAGAGTACGCTGCTTTCCTGCCTGTCCATCTGGCATCTCGTCATGGAGGGAGTCGGCGAACTGGGGTGCATCGCCGCCAAGGACCGCAACCAGGCCGGCATCATCTATGACGAAACGGCCAAGATGATTCTAGGGTCTCCTGAACTGCGTGGCCTGCTCGAGGTAATCGACAGCCGCAAGACGATAGTGAACCGCAGCAACAACAGCAGCCTGCGCGTCATTTCTCGTGATGCGGGATCTGCCGAAGGGCCTTCGTACTCGTTTGTGTTCTTTGACGAACTGCATGCCCAGCCTGACAGGAAGCTTTGGGAGGCGTTGCGGTATTCGGGGCGATCACGGCCGCAACCGCTTATCTGCACCATCACGACCGCTGGCAGCGACAGACAGTCGATTTGCTGGGAGCAGCACGAGTATGCCGAGCAGGTTATTGCGGACCCGGCCTACGATCCACGATTTTACGGGCGCATCTGGGCCGCCCAAAAAGATGTGGACGATTACTTCTCGCCGGCCGTATGGAGGCGATGTAATCCAGGGATGGGCGTCACTATGACCGAGGAGTCATTTGCTGCCGACGCGACCGAAGCCCGCAATAAAGCTACAAAGCTCAATGGTTGGCTGCGGTACTCATTGGGCATTTGGACAGAGACGAGCAACCGCTTCCTAGACCCAGACAAGTGGGCGGCATGCGCCTTGCCACCGCCGGTTCCGCTGATTGGCAGGCCGTGCATTCTTGGCATGGACTTGTCGAAGAGCACAGACCTATCGGCCGTCACGGCATTGTTCCCGCACGAGGATGGCACGTTCGACATTGACTGCATGCTGTTTAGTCCACGCGACCTAATCATGGAGCGTGAGCGAACAGACCGGCAGCCGTTCCAGCATTGGGTGAATGAGGGCTGGATTACTGCCACCAGTGGGAACGTGATCGACCACGGCGTCATCCGCGAGTACGTGCTGGAGTACGCAAAAAAACACCAAGTTGAGCGGGTACTGATGGACATGTCTGGCGCTGTACAGCTGGGCGTCGAACTGCAAGGAGCGGGGCTAGTCGTGGAATCATTTGGTCAGGGCTTCCGCTCTATGAGCAGCCCTACCAAGTTGCTGGAGAGCCTGGTGCTTCAGCAAAAGATTCGCCACCGAGGCAACCCAGTTCTGAGCTGGATGGCCGCAGGCGTGACAGTCGAGACAGGAGCGTTCGAGGACATACGGCCAGTCAAGAAGAAAAGCACCTGTCGCATTGACGGCATCGTGGCTCTCATTTTCGCCCTTGGTGGATGGGAGGCCAACAGTGTGAGAAAGGCTGCCGAGCAGAACTGGGACATCATCACGCTATGACGACAGACGCCGCTGACTTCCGCTTGCACGAACTGCGTGGCATCGACTGGTCTGGCGTCGGTGGTGGCCGCACGGCGTCGGGCATCAGGGTAACGGCCGACACGTCGATGGCCTGCTCGGCCTACACGGCCTGCATCCGGGTGATTTCGGACAGCGTGTCCAGCCTGCCGCTGCACCTCTACGAGCGGCAGCCCAACGGCGGCAAGCGCAAGGTTCCCGAGCATCCGCTGTACCGCATCCTGCACATGCAGCCGAATCCGTGGCAGACGGCCCAGGAGTTCCGAGATTGGATGACGGGCTTGTACCTGCACTACGGGGCGAGCTACGCCGAGATCCGCGCCGGGGCTCGAGGGCCTGTGTCGGAGTTATGGCCGCTGCATCCGAGCCGCATGGAAGTCGAGCGGCTGGAGAACGGCAGGCTGCGGTACATCTACCGTGAGCCGGATGGCCGGCAGACTGTGTACCGCCAAGAGCAGATTTTCGCCCTGCGGTTTACTACGGACGACGGCATCCACCCGATCCCGACGTACAGGCTTTTCGCCAACGCCATCGGTTTGGCTCAGGCTCTTGAGGCCCACGGGGCGACGTATTTCGGCAACGGTGCCCGGCCTGGCATCGTGTTGGAATCAGAGAACCCCGTGCCAGTTGAGGCTGCCGAGCGGCTTCGCGAATCTTGGGAGCGGATGCACCGTGGCCCTGATCGGGCACACCGCACGGCGGTGCTGCCGGCGGGCGTAAAAGCCCACGAACTCAGCGGCAGCAATGAGGCGGCCCAGTTCCTTGAGACGCGGCAGTATCAAGTGATTGAGATTTGTCGGGCGTTCCGCGTGCCGCCGCACATGATTCAAGATCTCACGCGCTCGACATACAGCAACATTGAGGTGCAGGGCACAGAGTTCGTGCAGCACTGCCTGCTGCCGCACCTGAAACGGTGGGAAGCCGCCATCTCCCGCGACCTACTTGCGGAAGGCGAAGACGAGACGTATTTCGCCGAGCACAGCGTGGCGGGCCTCCTGCGCGGCGATCACGCAAGCCGCTCGGCCTACTACGTGTCGGCGTTGCAGAACGGCTGGATGAGCGTCAACGAGATCCGCGAGCTCGAAAACATGAACCCGCTCGGCCCCGAGGGCGACCAGCACTTTATCCAGATGAACATGACCACGCTGGAAAAGGCTGGCGAAGAGCCGCCCGCACCGGAGCCGATGCCAGAGCCGCCGGTGGTCGAAGTCGAGGACAGCCCGGAAGACGGCATGGAAGATGACCAGGAGGACGAGACCGATGGAACTTGAACGTCGCTGCCTAGCTTTCGATGAGGTGCCCGAGGCGGACCTTACCTTGGAGACTCGTGCTAATGGCACGCAGGTCATCGCAGGCTATGCCGCCGTCTACAACCGCTTGAGCCTGCCGCTCCGCGAAGGTGCAACGCAGTTCCGCGAGATCATCCTGCCGGGCGCGTTCGACAAGATTCTGAACAGGCAGCGTGGCAAGCAGGACACGGTGGCGCTGCTCAACCACAATTCCGACCTTATTCTTGGCCGCACCTCAAGCGGCACGCTTGAACTCTCAAGCGACGACAAGGGGCTGCGGATGAGCATCGTTCCGCCTGACACCCAAGTGGGGCGTGACACCTTGGAGTTGGTCCGTCGTCGTGACCTGCGCGGCGCGTCGTTTGCGTTCACTCTGGACATTCGCACCGATGAGCAGTGGACGAAAGACGACGACGGGCCGATTCGCCAAATCCGTGAAGTGCGGCAACTCTATGACGTATCCGTAGTTCTGACCCCTGCGTACCCGTCTAGCAGCGTTGCCGTCGCCATGCGTTCCTACGAGGCGTGGCTTGCGTCACAGACCCAGGAGCCGGCGGCCCAGGCGGATTGTTCGCGTTCGGTCCTGCGGGGCGTCGCCGCCGCTTGGGCCGCTCTCCTGCGGATGAAGAATGTCTGACCATCCACGCTGTCAGTGCGGCGAGCGACTCCGTACCAGATCAAGCCGCCCGTGCGGTGACGAGCGGCAGCGGTATCTGCGGTGCCCACGCTGCGGTGCTCGAGCGACTGTGTTTGTGAAAACAACACTTTCTGCGATTCGCTTCTGCAAGGCACCACGGTCTTAGTGCGAATGTGAACTCCACGGCAATCACGCCCTGGAGACATCACGCATGGACCGGCTCACCACCCTCCGCAACGAGGCCACCGAAGTCGCGACCCGCATCGAGGCGCTGACTGCCCTCGACACCGACAACAAGGCGGACATCGACGCCCGCAACCTGGAGCTGGCTGGCCTGACCGACAAGGCAAAGTCGCTCGCGAGCCAGATCGACTTTGAGGCGAAGGTCGCTGAATCGGCCAAGAATCTCCGCAGCGTTGCCGAGCGTTGCAGCCCGGCCCCCGAGGTGCGTGAGGAGCCCAAGGCGGCCCGCATTGAGGCCGTCCGCGACAGCCGCACGCTGAAGGCGTTCCGGTCGCACGAGGACGCCTACCGCGTCGGCCGGTGGCTGCAGGCCACGTTTGCCGGCGATTCCGAGGCCAAGCGGTGGTGCCATGACCACGGCGTCGAGGCCCGCACGATGGTCGGCGGCGTCAACTCGCTCGGCGGGTTCAGCGTGCCGGATGAACTGTCCAGCACGATCGTCCGCAACGTCGAGACCTACGGCGTGGCTCCGACGGCCCTTCAGAACTTCAACATGTCGTCGGACGTGCTGTCGATCCCGAAGCGGATCAGCGGCGTGTCGGGTGCGTGGATGGGTGAAAACGCCGAGTTTTCTTACAGCGACATGACGGGCACGCAGGTGCAGCTGGTCGCCCAGAAGTTCGGCGTGGGCACCAAGGTTTCCAACGAGCTCTTCGCCGATGGCGTTGGCGTTGCAGACCTGATCGCCACCGAGCACTCGCTGGCTATCGCTAAGGCTCTCGACGAGGCGGTGTTCATCGGAGACGGGACCAGCACCTACGGCGGCCACTACGGCGTGACGGTCAAGCTGACCGACGCGGCCTACTCGGCGTCGCTCGTCACGGCGGCCACCAACAATGGTGCCTTCGAGACGCTCGACAAGGAAGACTTCCTGTCGTGCATGGCCAAGCTGCCGAGGTACGCTCTGCCGGGCGCCCGCTGGTACATCTCGCCGGCCGGCTACCACGCTTCGATGCAGCGTCTGGATCTGGCCCAAGGCGGCAGCGTGAGCGTCGCCCAGGGCTTTGGCCTGACGTTCCTGGGCTACCCG